GATCGTCTACGGTGACACGATGGACGGCGCGATGACCTTCAACCTGACCGCCGTGCTGATGCTGTCCGACGCAGCGCCATCCGAGAAAACACAGCGTGCGCTCGATGTCTACCTTGGAATCGGGGGCGGGGAGGCCGTCTCGATCGCGGGGGCCATCATGGCCGACCCGTCGCTGGGCGGAGTGGTGCACAGCGCTGTACCCATCAGCGTCAGCAGTTACAACCGGGTCGTCTACGCCGACGTCACCTACTTCGGCGCCCGGGTCAACTTCGAGATCATCACCATCTGACAGGAGCACCCGATGAGCACACCGGCACGTGTACCCGGGCTGTACGGACGGCGGCCGCCGAAACGCGCCCCGGCCCTGCGGCTCGGGCAGTACCTCACCGGGGCGGTGCCCGCCCACCCGGCCGCCGTGGACTACCTGGCCCGGCTGGGCAACTGGCAGATGCTCGGCAACGACCGGTTCGGCGACTGCGTTTCCGTGACGTGGAGCAACACCCGGCGGCTGGTCACGGCGGTCCTGGCCACGGAGGAATACCCCGGCCAGGCGGAGGTGAACGCCTTCTACGCCACCCAGAACCCTGGCTTCCCCCCTAGTCCGGACAATGGCATGGACATCCAGACCGCCCTGGAGTTCCTGGTCAAGACGGGCGGGCCGGACGGGGTGAAGGCCCTCGGGTTCGCCGCCGTCGACTACGCGAACGCCGACGAGGTCAAGGCGGCCATCGCCATCTTCGGCAGCGTCTGGACCGGGATCAACGTCCAGCAGGCCCAGCAGGACCAGTTCAGCGCGGGCCAGCCGTGGGACTGGGTGCCCGGATCCCCTATGGACGGCGGCCACAGCATCGTCACCGGCGGCTACGGGGCGGCAGGATCAGGTGCCCTCGGCGGCGACGAGCGGTTCATCACCTGGGCCGCCGAGACGAGCTTCACCGACAACTACTGGGCCAACGGCGTCGAAGAGGCCTGGGTGGTCATCTGGCCGGAGCACCTGGGGTCGAAGGCGTTCCTGGCCGGAGTGGACCTGGCCGCGTTCGCCGCCGACTACACCGCCATCACCGGGAAACCGTTTCCCGTCCCCGTCCCGCCCCCCGTTCCGCCAGTTCCTCCGCCAGTTCCTCCGCCGCCTGTGCCTCCTGTGCCTCCTGTTCCGCCACCGCACCCGGTAGCGGACCCCGCCGACCGGGTGCTCGCCGCGGCCACCAAGACCTGGGCGGGCAGGCACCACCTGGGCAGTGACGTGCGGGTGGCCGCGGCGATCAGGACCTGGCTGGCAGCAAAGGGGTTGTGATGACCGCCGCCGGCTGGATCGCCACCGCCGCTCTCGCCGCGATAGCCGCGTGGCTGGCCTGGGCCCGCTGGCGGTGCCGGGAGGACGCGCAGCAGCTGATCGCCGAGACGGAAGAGTACCTGCGCGACCGGGCGGAGGTGACCGGCTAGGATCGTGAGAACCATCCTTACCCCTGCGAGCGTGTAACCGGAGGGAGGTGATGCCCTTATGCGTATTCTGTTGGTGCATCCTGGGCCCGATTTTTCGGTAAATGACGTTCTGGTCGGGTGGAATGAGGCCTTCAAGGAGCTCGGCGTTGACGTCGAAACGTATAACTTCTTAAACGATCGGCTTATATATTTTCACAACAGCCTGATCAACACGCACGAGTTCGATGAGTCCGGCCACCCGATCGTCAACTCGCTCAGCCCCGACCTGGTGTTCAGAATGGCGATGGAAGGCCTGCCCGCCACCCTGTGGGAGTTCATGCCGGACGTGGTCATGTTCATCTCCGCGTTCTTCACGACGGAGAAGATGTTCTCCGCCATCCGCCGCCGCGGCCACAAGATCGTCTTCCTCACGACAGAATCGCCTTATTTACCAGGAGGATGAGCAGCTGATGCGCGCCCCGTACTGCGACATGACGCTCATCAACGACCCGGTCAACCTGGCTAAGTTCCGGGAGATCAACCCGAAATCCTGGTACCAGCCGCACTGCTTCCGGCCTGCCATCCACCGGCCGCGCGGGGACCGGCCCGGCAACCCGGAGCTGGCCTCTGATTTTGTCTTCATCGGCACCGCGTTCAAATCGCGGGTGGAGTTCTTCGAGCAGCTCGACCTGGACGGTATCGACACGATGCTGGCTGGCAACGACTGGGGGCAGCTGGACCCGTCATCGGCGCTGGCCAAGCACGTCGCCATCGAGCTCGGCTCCAAGGCCGACTGCGTGCACAACCACGAGGCCGCCGAGCTGTACCGGAATAGCCGGATCGGGCTCAACCTGTACCGCCGCGAGGGTGAGGCTACGCACGAGAACGACCTGGCCGAGGCCATGGGCCCGCGGGAGGTCGAGCAGGCCGCGTGCCAGCTGTTCTTCCTCCGGGATTCCAGGCCGGAAGGCGACCGGGTGCTGAGCATGCTGCCCGTCTTCAGCGGGCCCGCCGACGCCTCGGAGCAGCTGCACTGGTGGCTGGCGCACGACGGCCTGCGGGACAGGAGGGCCGCGGCGGCCAGGGAGGCCATCGCGGACCGGACGTTCCTCAACAGTGCGAAGATCCTGCTGAAACGACTGGAGGACCTGTGACCAACGAGAAGACCACGCCGCCCGCGGCGCCTGCGGGCGACGTCTATATCGCGAACCTGGAGAAGGCCGTCGCGGCACTGCGCCACCTGATCGTCACCCTGGACGGCGCCCCCGGGACATCTCCGTACACGGCTACTGCCGTCGTGAAGGGCAAAGAGGCGCTGGTCAAGCTAGACGAAGGCTAGCCCCAGCTCAGGTTAGGCAGGCTGTTGTCGAGCGGCCCGCCCGGCCCGTACCGCGCTCGCGCGCCCGGCGCCGGCGGCGGCCAGCGGAAGGTGATCAGCACGAGGCGCCCGACGGGGATGACGGTGACCTTGCCGTACCGGCACAGGGACGCGACCTTGTAGCCCCGCGAGTTGGTCCGCAGCTCCAGCAGCCCGCCTCTCGTCGCGGGCCTGGGCATCGAGTACACCCAGCCGGCCGTGCTTACCTCATAAAACCTGCCCAGCCCCGGACCGGCAGCCACTCCTCCTGCATGTTTCTACACTAACTGTCTTAGACTGCTGGCAGACCATAGTCGTGGCCCGTAGCTGCCAGGCACGGACAGGAGCCGACTCCCAATCACGTTCCGTGAGGGAGTGACTCCAAATTTCGAGAATCCACGGGCGCAATGGCGTCGCGTACATCTCAGTAGTCACAGCAACCGCAGCAGCTCCAATGGCGTTCCTCAGCGACTGGAACATCAACTATACCTTGGACAAGGCTGACACCACCGCCATGCTGGACCCCAACCACATCTGGGTTGCCGGGCTCCCCGACTGTGCCGGTGACTTCGCTGGTTTCTATGACACCGCTACGGCTCAGACGTACGTCGCAGCCACAGACGGCCAACCGCGCAACTTTTATTTGTACCCGTCCACGGTCGCCGCGCAGATGGGCCCGCCCGCTCAATACTTTTTTGGACAAATCCTCCCTGACTACTCCCTGTCCGGCTCGGTCACGGGTGCTGTCTCTCTCAAGAGCACCTGGAACGCGGCCAGCCCCATCCTGCGTTACCCGACCTACATCAGCAACACCGGCCTCGTCGGTACCTGATCTTTCACCGCCGGGCGCCCCGGAGTGACACGGTGCGCCCGGCTCGTTTCCGGTACGGCCCGCACGGGAGCTGCCGCCACCGCACGAGGAGGCTGGCATGCCCGAAGACGCGGGGCTCGACACCGACTACGACACCGACCGGGAGCTCGCCCTGGTCCAGGGGACGGCCGCGAAGGTGGTCCCCGGCACGGCCGTCACCGTGAACGGGAACGGCAGCGGGAAGAAGGAGGACACGGTCGAGCTGCTCGGCCGGCAGTTCAGGGTGGCGGACAAGATCGGCCTGATGCCCTTGCTCAAGTTTTCCGCGTTCGCCGACGTGTCCACCAATGACCCGCGCGCGCTGGGCGCCATGTACGCGCTGCTGCGCGACTGCATCCACCCGGGGCAGCCGGGCTGTGGGCAGTGCGAGGACTGCAAGGGCGGCGCGGAGCAGGCGTG